GACCGGCAAACTCACTGCTGCTGCTGACAATACGATTGCAAAACTGAGCGTTGGATCAAGAACTGTTGGCAGTTCACCAACTACACTTTCGGATGGTGATATCTGGATTTCAAACCAAGGGGCTCTCAGCTATCGAGACTCAACAGGGCCAGCTTCTCGTGCAGTTGCGGCTACATCACTGTCAAATACCTTCAACCAACCGCAGACAATCGGCGTTGGAGCTGGGACTGCACTGACGGTAAACAACAGTGGAACAGGCACGGCAGCATCAATCGCGAACACCGCTACGGCGACAAGCGATGCCGTTGTCATCACAAACCTCGGCTCTGGAAACAGCTTGGTTGTCAACGACGAGACAACACCCGATAGCACTCGGTTTGCCATAGCGAACAATGGGCGCGTTGGCATCGGGGTGGCTCCAGACACATCAGTCGCATTGTCGGTGGATACTACGGGGATTAAGTTTGGAGACGGCACGATTCAAACGACCGCAGGGGGAGGTGGTGGTGGAGGCGGAACGGTCACCAGCGTTACAGCAGGCACGGGGTTAACAGGCGGCGTAATCACAAGCACTGGAACAATCGCAGTGGACTTTGGCGCGACTGCAAACAAAGTGACCGAAGGCGGAACGACGGTGTTGAAAGCTGGGGATACGATGACGGGGAAGCTCACGCTCCCTGCGGCTACGACTGCGTCTGCTCCATTGAACATTGGCTCCAGTGGCGTTCAACCAACCTCTCCAGCAGTTGGAGATGTTTGGATTCGCAACAACCTGCTTCAGTATAGGGGGAGCAGCATCACCGTAAACTCTGTTGCCGCTACAGCAGAACCAAACACGTTTAGTGCTAGGCAAGCTATCAATGCTACCGACACTCTCCCAGCCTTGCGTGTCACTCAGCTTGGCACAGGCGAAGCCCTGCGAGTGGAAGATGAGGCGAACCCAGACGCAACCGCATTTGTTGTAGCAAACAACGGACGTGTTGGCGTGGGCGTTACACCAGATACAGCAGTTGCATTGTCTGTGGACACGAGCGGAATCAAGTTCGGTGATGGCACTATTCAGACAACGGCAAGCGGCGGTGGGGTTGCAGGTGTATCCTCATTCTCCGCAGGAACCACTGGGCTTACGCCAGCAACAGGCACGACCGGAGCGGTGACGCTCGCAGGGACGTTGGGCGTAGCAAATGGCGGCACAGGGCAGACCACGGCAAATGCAGCACTCAACGCCTTGCTTCCCTCGCAAGCCAGTAACAGCGGCAAGGTGCTATCGACGGACGGTGCGAACACTTCATGGATTACGGCAGGAGGTGGAGGTGGCGGTACTCCCGTTGACAGGCAGGTTTTCACCTCCAGCGGGACGTGGACGAAGCCAGCAGGGGCGAAGTACATTCAAGTCACGCTTATTGGCGGCGGCGGCGCAGGGGGGCCTGGAATAAGGCGTGTTGTTACGCCTACTTCAGCTTTAGCGCAAGGCGGATCAGGAGGTGCATCTGGACAAGTAATGAAGTCGCAATTTGCTGCAAGCGAACTTCCAAGCACAGTATCTGTAACAATTCCAACTGTTGCTCCAAAATATTATCCAGGGTATCTTTGCAATTTTTGGGGTGTGACTCAAGGAACAGCCGCATCTACAGCACTTTTTGGCGCGTTTATTAGAAATTCTACAGGTGCTAATCTAGGTAATATTGCATTTTTTAATTCAGCAACAACAGGAGGAGCAAGTGTGGGGTTTGATTCAAATGCAGGAGCAACGCCAGGCGGTTTGCCAACAGCTTCGGGAAGAGGCTCATCAGGGGGAATTGGAGGATTAAATACTGGGGCTGGAGCTGGAACTGTAAATTCTCTTTTTGGATTTGGGTCGCTTTCCACGCCGCCTCTTACGACACAACCATCCACAACAACAAACTTCACATCGCCACTTCCTACTTCGCCAATGCAAGGAACTGGAAGTTTTGGAGACAACCAATCATCTGGTGGAGCTTGTGGAATGTCTGTTGCAAATACTCTTTGCTTAGGAGGAAGCGCAGGGGATGGAGGAGGCTGGTTTCCTCCAGTGAATCTAACAAGCGTTGCAACAACAAGCGGATCGTCAACGGTAACTTGCGCTTCAACTACCGGACTAAATGTAGGAATGGCAATCATTCCCTCATCTGGATTTGCAAATCCAACAAACAGGCTTCTATACGTTGCATCAATTACAAATTCAACCACATTTGTAGTTTCGGCAAACGCAAATGCGACAACAAGCGGTCAAACAGCACTGGCAACTTGCGGATATGGAGGGGGAGGCGGCGGAGGTGGCTCCGCGCAAGCAAGTACTCCAATTCTAATCACTGGAGTCAATCTCACATCTGGTAGCACAACAGTTGACTGCACGTCTACAAGAGGCGTTCTTGTGGGCCTAACAATCTTCAACAACGCAAACATTCCAGCAGGCACAACGGTTGCATCGCTTGTTAGCGAAACGCAGTTCACCATTAGCGTAGCGGCAACTGGAAGCGAAACCGCAGGAAAGCTGGTTGTGGCTGGAGTCGGAACAATTAGCGGGTTTGCTACAACTAACAATTCAACCTCGGCTACAGTAACGTCAACGCTTGGAATGACATGGGGGCAAGCTCTTTGGGCGAGTAATGGAATCACCCCAGCCACAACGGATGTCGGATACAGGCACGTTGACGGGGTGTCTTCGGCAACGGCATTCACGCTGTCAGCAACCGCATCGGCAACAGCATCTGGTCTAACACTTTATGCAATGAACTGCATTGGTTTCGTTGCGGGAGCAAGCACAACATTGGGGTCAAACATTGTTACCGTCTCCGATACAACCCCGCTTTATGTCGGGATGATGGTGTCTATTGTTTCTGCGGAAAACACTTGGTCTACAACTGCTGGGTCAACGACGGCCACATTAACAAATCCAATGCCAAATGCATTATTTAATCAAGTTTCGGTTTTGGGTGACGGAGTTAGCAGTAGGGTACAAAACGTTTTTACAGCATCATCAGGCTCGACATCAATAACGCTAAGTTCTGCTGCTACCGCAACTGTAACAAGTAAGCCGTTCTATTACACAAGCCCCAAAGATGAAATCATATTCCCTACTGCATCAGGCAGCAGGTCTGCAATGTCATATGCTAGAATAGTGTCTGTAGATAGCGCAAATAATCAAATAACACTAGACCAAAACGCGCTGCAAACAGTATCTGGTCAAACGCTTGCATACGCATTTACTGGCGGGGCAGGGGGAGGCGGTGGAGGTGCAGCAGTTGAAGTTGTAACATATTTCTAATATGGCTAATCAATGGGCAATCGTTAACAACGAAACATCAATCGTTGAAATGACAATACTGTGGGATGGCGTGACACCATACACGCCTCCAGAAGGAACCACGTTGTATGAGTTCCGATTCGATTACGAGGCAGGCGCAGGCTTTATCCGCAACGAAGACGGCAGTTACTCTCCTCCTCCGCAAGATGCCTAAATCAACCTCACTCTCGGTCGGTCGCGGTGAAAAGCTCCCTGTATCCAAGGGGGCTGGCTTAACAGCCAAGGGCCGCGCAAAGTACAACGCAGCCACAGGCTCCAAGCTCAAGCCTCCAGCTCCAAATCCCAAGACCAAGGCAGATGCGGGGCGCAAGGCTTCGTTCTGCGCGAGGATGAGCGGGATGCCTGGGCCTATGAAGGACGAGAAAGGCCGGCCTACGCGCAAAGCTGCTTCACTCAAACGCTGGAACTGCAAATGAAAAAGGGACTCTACGCAAATATCCACGCCAAACGCGAACGCATCGAAGCTGGCAGCAAAGAGCGGATGCGTAAGCCGGGCTCCAAGGGAGCGCCGACCGCAGCCGCGTTCAAGGCATCAGCAAAGACCGCCAAGAAGAAGTAAATGGAAGTACCGGTACTCAGCGGCATCTACACCAATGGAGCGAGCGACTTCCGTCGCAGCTACCCGCGCAACCTCGTACCGGTCATCCAGCAAAACGGCATCAGCAACGGTTACCTGAGGCCGGCTGATGGCATTGTGCAGTTCGGCACAGGCCCAGGACTCGACCGAGGCGGCATTGAGTGGAAAGGCACGCTGTACCGCGCCATGGGCACCAAGCTCGTCAGCGTGGATGTTCTCGGCGGCGTCACGGTGTTGGCTGATATTGGTGGGTCAGGGCAAGTCACCTTCGACTACTCAACCGACCTGCTTGCAGTGCTGTCAAACGGTACGTTGTACTACTGGAACGGCACGGTTCTGACCCAGCTTGCAGACGATCCTGAGCTTGGGCCGCTCATCGACTTTTGCTGGGTGGACGGGTACTTCTTCGTCACCGACGGCTACCTGCTGGCTATTACCAGCATCAGCGACCCAACGGTCATCTCGTACAAAGCGACCAGCGAGGCCGACCCAGACAGCGTTATCTCCATTCAGAAGTTCAGGAACGAGGTCTATGCGGTTAACCGACACACCATCGAGCTCTTCAACAACGCGGGGCTTGCAGGGGACTTCCCGTTCGTGCGCGTTGAGGGAGCCCAGATACAGCGAGGGGGCGTGGGAACGTACACCTCATGCGTCTATCTGGATGCTATGGCATTCGTCGGAGGCGGGAGAAACGAGCAGGTCTCGGTATGGCTCGCGACTGGGGCAAACACGGTCAAGGTCTCAACCCGTGAAATTGACCAGATTCTGGCAAGTTACCCTGAAACTACTCTGGCTCAGATTGTCTGTGAAACGCGTCTTCACGATGGACTGAACCACCTGTACATTCACCTTCCTGACCGCACGCTTGTGTACGACGGCACAGCCTCGCAAATCGCCCAACAGGCCGTTTGGTTTGTGCTCGCAGACGGCATTGTTGGCAACAACGGCTACCGCGCACGCAACTTTGTGTACGTCTACGACAAGTGGGTGTGTGCTGACACCACAACGGCGAACCTCGGCTACACGGTAGACACCATCTCGTCGGTGTGGGGAAACTTGACCGGCTGGCAGTTTGAAACACAGATTTTCTACAACGAAGGTAAAGGTGCTATTTTCCATGAGATGGAACTTGTTGCACTTACTGGGCGGGTGGCGCTTGGCGTTGACCCAACCATCTTTGCAAGCTACTCAGCAGACGGTCTGACTTACTCGGTCGAACGCGGCATAAAGGCCGGTAAGATTGGCGACTACTACAAGCGCCTGACGTGGATGCGTAACGGTCGCATGGGAGATTGGCGAACGTACCGGTTCCGTGGGACGAGTGACGCGCATATGTCCATCGCACGACTTGACGCAAGGCTCGAACCACTTGTCTGGTAATGGCGAACCGCATCAATCTCAACCGAAACGACCTAGCAAAGTTCTTGCCTGATCAACGGGCAATCCGAGCTTTCGAGGAACTCTTTGCCAGCGTCCCTACAGCCACCGAAGCGAACGAGTTCGAGTCCGCCGGCGCTCAAGCAAATGCACAGCAGGCGCTGGACTCCATCGAACGCCTCTCAAGGCTTGTTGAACTATATGCCACAGCTCCCGCGCCAGAACCACTGCGCCAGCTTCGGTATGGCACCTTTTATGATACGACAACGCAAACGTCCACGGTCATAAACACGCCAAAGGCCGTCACATTCAACTCAACAGACTTGAGCTTCGGCGTGCGCATTGGAACGCCTGCAAGCCGCATTTACGTCGATTCTGAGGGCATATACAACTTCCAGTTCTCAATGCAGTTGGACAAGACCGCAGGAGGCGTCGGTTTGTTCTATCTGTGGGCAGCTATCAACGGCATTAACCAAGCCAATTCTGCAACGCAGATTCGCCTTCAAGGCAACAGCTCGGAAAGTGTTGCGGCATGGAACTTCGTGTATAGAATGAACGCGGGAGATTACCTTGAGCTTGTTTGGTCATCGGACGTGACAGACCTCGAAATCAAGGCTTTTACCGCAGCCCCACCGGTGCCTGGTATTCCGTCCGTTATTCTCACCGTAACAACTGTCCCGCTGTATGGCCGTTAACGTCAAAAACATCATCCCGCCCAAGCAGGCTGAGGCTTCGCAGACGACTCAGTACACGGCGTCTAATGCCAAGTGCATCATCGACAAGTTTACCGCTACGAACACTTCTGCCAGCAATGTGACGTTGTCGGTCAACTTGGTTCCTTTGTCAGCTTCCGTAGGTGACGCAAACTTGATTCTCGACGCCAGAACGATTTTTCCAAACGAGACCTACACTTGCCCGGAACTCGTCGGACAGGTTCTTGAAGTAGGCGGACGCATATCGACCCTAGCAAGCGCAGCCGTTTCAATCACCATTACTGCTTCGGGGAGGGAAGTGACGTAATGAGTGAAGAACTTTCAGTACCGGTAAACGATCAGATTGAGAGCCTTGAGAAGGAACTTCTCAATCTTCCACAGGTTGAGTGTCCGTTAAAACACAACTTTGCGCCTGGGGTCTATATGCGCGAGATAACAATGCCTGCTGGCAGTTTTATCATTGGGCACGAACATCTTACTGAGCATTTCAATGTGGTTCTTACCGGCAAAGCCCGAGTGATGATTGACGGCGTTATCGAAGACCTTGTTGCGCCGTGTTATTTCATCTCAAAACCCAATGTCAGGAAAGTGCTCTTCATTTTGGAAGAGATGAAGTTCGCTACCATTCATCCAACAGACGAGACCAGCGTTGAGGTTTTGGAGTCAACATTGGTGCGTAAAAGCAACTCTTTCATCAAGTTTGAAGAAGCAAAAGCTCTACTTGAAAGTTTAACCACTTAGGAGGATTAAAAAATGGCATTTGTAGCAGTAGGAACAGCAATTGCAGTAGGAGGAGGAGCGGCTTTAGCAGGCGCAGGCACGGCAGCAGCGATTGCCGCTGGGGTTGCGGCTGGTGGTGTTGGCGCAAGTATTTACGGACAAAAGAAAGCTTCTAGCGCAGCAAAGGCTGCTTCAGAAAGAGCAGCGGCAGCTCAGTTGCGAGGTCAAGACGCTGCTATTTATGAGCAACGCAGACAGTTTGATGCAATGCGGGAGATTCTCTCGCCATACATCAATGCTGGTCAGCCTGGGCTTACACAACCATATATCGGCGCTGGCCCTGGAGCGATTCAGCAAATGCAACGTCTAGCCGGTCTTGGTGGTGAGCAGGAGCGCCAAAGAGCCCTTTACGCTATTCAACAATCGCCGCAGTACAATCAACTCGCTGACATCACAAAAGAGAAAATTGATGAGCTTTATAGAACTAGAGAAAAACAAAGAGAAAAAATCAAAGGAGAAGATGCTTTAGCTGAGTTTGATTTATCGACTAATGCTGCTGCCAGAAACATTGAGGCCCAAGGATACGCGCAGCAACAGGCTCTATTTAAACCGATTCTTGAGGACAAGCAGTACGAACAGCTTGGCATCGAACAGCAACGTCAAGCTATCCAGCAGATTGAGCAGGGGCCGCTTTACCAAGAACTCGCCAAGCAGGGCGAGGAAGCGATTCTTGCAGCGGCGTCAGCCACCGGGCGGCGCGGTTCTGATGGCACTCAAAGCGCACTCGCACGGTACCGTCCGCAGCTTCTTAATCAGCTTATCGATCAGCAGTACGCACGTCTTGGTGGTCTCTCCAATGTAGGACAGGCAGCAGCGCAGAATATGCTTAACTTGGGTCAAGCGTCTGCGGCAGGACAAGCTGCTGGCGGCATCCAGTCTGGAAATGCAATTGCTGGTCTTCTCTCGTCACAAGGAGCAGCGCAGGCCGCTGGGATTCAAGGAGCAGCAGCGGCTCGGGCTGCTGGATATACTGGTATGGCGAATGCAATTGGAAGCGGATTACAAAACTTCGCTCTACTGAATCAGTTAAGTGGAGGCTTTGACAGCGGCGGAGGCGGCTATGAATCCTTTGCCGGTTCTGGCGACTGGACAATGGGACAGGGGGCGCAGTCTGGATTTATGTCCACCAACGTGTAAAATTATGGCTGATTTCAACTACAACATTCCAATTCAGCCTCCAAATCCAGGTCTGTTCGGAGGTAATCTGATTCAAGGGCTCTCAGCTATTGAGGGGATTAAGGCGTCTCGCGCCCAGCAGGAACAAGCGGCGATGATGGCCCCGCTCCAGATTCAAGCCGCTCAACTCGGTATCCAAGGCCAACAACAGCAGATGGCACAGAGCGCGGCGGCGGCAAGGCGTGCAGAGTTTGGATTCCAGCAGCAGTTGCAGGCGCTTCAGGCTGAGAGGGCAAGGCAACAAGAAGTTGGAAAGGCGTTCAACAGCTTTGTAAGCTCTGAAGAAGCTGGCACAGAAGCGCTCTTGCCGGTGATTGGGAAGTTGAACAAGGCAGAGTTAGATGCTGCTACTGCGGCAGCTCAAATCCGTCTTGGTCAGATTGCCAGCAAGATGGATCCAAACGATCCAGACCCAAAATCCGTACAACAGATTGGGCAGTTGAGTGCGCTTCTGCCTTCAAAGGAGGCTGAAAGGTATGACAACATCCTGAAAGCCATGCCAAACAAGTACCGTGATGGGCTTGTGAACACCATGCAGGACGCTGCGATGTTTGGGATGTCAGGGAACAACACCGAAGCGTTTAAGTTGATAAACGACCAGATTTCTGCATTTGCAAAAGACCCTAATCCGGTTGCTCAACGGATGTCTAAAGAGCTTCAGACAGCTTTAGACAGACTGCCAGAAGAAGCGCCTCCTGCAATCTGGGCAAATGTTGCTTACAGCAATCTTTTGAAAGTAGACCAAAAGAAAGCAGATTCTTTTTTGGGCTTCCTCAAGGAACGCGCTCCTGAGCAGGTTGCCAAAACCGAGTCCGAGACATCGTTGAAGAAAGCAGAGGCTCGACTTAAGGATTTAGAAGCAGACTTCAAGAAATCTGGCGCGCTTGACCCAGAGAAGAAAGCTTCGCTAGAAATTCAGATGAAAGAAAACTTTGAGGCTGAACCTTTTGTTAGAAATTATATTGCAAGAAGAGACCTCGTCACAGCGGTTCAGTTGGCAAAGGAACTTAAGAGCATCCCTGGTGATGCGTCAGCAATTGTTGCGGCTGTCAAAATCAATGACCCAACGTCAACGGTCAGCGTGACTGAAGCAGGAATGGTTACCGGTGGGACGATTCCAGCCGCATTCAGATCGCTTGTTGCTAAAGTAAACGAAGGAGGAAAGCTTTCCGAGAAAGACAGGGACGACTTGATTCGGATGTCAGAAAGGCGGATGCAGCAATCTGAAAAAGAATACAATAAATATCTAGAAAGTAACAAAGCTATTGCTGAAAGGCGTGGCCTAGATATTCAAAACATCTTCTCGCTTCCAAATGCGCCAGTTGAGTCTGTACTTGGAAGCAAAGCGCCACAGACGCGCCAAGAACAACTCAGGAACAAGTCCGTACCACCGCCGGTGCCAACTGGTGCTGGCGCAGGCTGGACTCAAGGCAGTCGCGGCGGAGTGACATTTGAATTCAAACAGAAGTAAAGTCATGCCAGTTTACGACGTAAAGATCGGCGACAAGATGTTTGAGGTTAAGGCTGACTCGCCTGAGGCCATTCCATTTGCAGTAGATGAAATCATTGGAAAGTTTGGATTAAAACCTCAGGAGCAAGGCCCAGAAATGCAAGGCCCACCGGCTCCTCCAGAGGCCGCACCAGCCGAGGCACCGCTGCCGTCTGCTGCCAGCGAAGAGGCGATGATTGGGCAACCGGAGACGACGGCGGGAGGGCTTGCAGGAGCTGCTTTGCGTGGGGCTGCGCCAGCGATTGCAGGCGCTGGACTTGGAGGACTTGCTGGGGCTGGAATTGGTCTAATTGGTGGGCCGTCTGGCGCGGCTACCGGTGCTGCCCTTGGAGCGCGTGCTGGCGCTGTTCTTGGGGCAGGTCTTGGCCCTATGGCAGACCCGATTGTCGCTGGCATCAACAAACTGTTTGGCACGAACTACACGCTGCCAAATGAGGCTGTTCAGCACTACCTCACTCAGATTGGCGTTCCGAAGCCAGACACCGCAGCAGAACGAATCACAGAGGCTGTTACCGGTGGAGCAGTCAGTGGGATTGGGTTCAATGCGCTCGCAAGAGAAGTCGCCAAAAGAGCAACGGCAGGTGGCCTAGCGCAGCGTGTAGCGCAGGCAATGACGACATCCACCGCAGAATCCGCTACAGCAGGCGCAGCGGCTGGGCTTGGCGGTCAACTCGTGCAAGAGGCCGGTGGAGGGCCGCTGGCACAGGTTGCAGGCTCTATTGCCGGTGGAATTGCTGGCGGCTTCGTTGGTGGAGCGCCATTCCGTAGTCCAAGACCTCCCTCGTCCCGTATCGAGGACGACCTTGCGCTCGCAATCAAAGGAGACAAGCGAGCCATGCAGTCTGTTGCAGAGGCCGGTGCGGCTGATCCAACGGTGCGTCAGGCGGCTGTTGATTTAGGTCTGAACGTGGACGAGATACCGGACTTCCTGCTCTCCAAGAACCCACAGTTCCAAGCTGCGGCAGCGGCGGTTGGCTCGGCTCCTGGGGCGCGTTTGAGCGTTGAAAAGCAAAACGCTCTTGAGGCACTGAAAGCACGGGCTCAATCGGTCATTGAACAGGCAGGCGGTACGACTGATTTGAGCGAACTCAATCTGAACTTGAGCAACAAGATGGAGTCGATAGCCAAGACTCTTGAGCAACAGGCTGACGACATCTACAACGTACAGATTCCAAAGGTTCTTCCAGCAAAAACGCCAGTCAAACTTGATAACACGGTTGCAGCGATTGAGCGAAGACTCACAGATGAACTTGGCGGAGATGTTGGTGGGCTCAAGAAGATCGAGCGCAAAATCTTGGAGATTGCACAGGCTAAACGAAAGCTTACGCCGCAGGAAATCGCTCTTGTGGATGCACAGATTGCACCGCTGAGAGCACAGGTAGCTGGCGGAAACAGAGACCCACAGCTTTTGAACCAGATTGCGCAACTTGAGCAATCGAAGAACGTGATGATTAACACGCCGCCCACATACGGACGCTTGAAGCAGGAGAGAAGTGAAGTGGGTGGATTGGTGCGTAGAGGAAATGTCATTGAAGGCTTAAATGACCTAGATGACGGCCTTGCAAAGCTGTACTACGGCACACTTACTCAAGACATTGATGCAGCAGCAACAGCGGCCGGTGCTCAGGATTTGGTCAATCAAGCAAACTCTCTTTGGTCGCAGTTCAAAGACGTTTCGAGTGCAAGAGCGAGTCTGTTTGGAGAAAATCTACAACGCACAGTTGGCGAACCTTTAATCAGGGCAACAAGAAACCTTTCCAAGAAAGGCGCATACTCAGAGTACGCTGCGCTCATCAACAATATGCCACAGGATATGCGCCAAAGCGCAGCGGTGTCATCACTGGCAGCGGCATTTGGTGCAAACGTAAAAGACGAGGCATTCAACCCGACGTACTTTAAGAAGTGGTACGAGGGGCTCCAGAGCAACAGCGAATCCAAGAACGTCCTGTTCTTGAATCTGCCACAAGAGACCAGAAAGCACTTGGACAACCTGTACAAGATTGCAGACAACATCTCGGCTGCCGAAGCCAAGTATGTTTCAACCGGAAGGTTACAGTCTGCCATGCAGGCTTCTGAGACAACGATTGAGAAGGTGTACGATGCTGTGGTGCGATCGCTTAAAGGACTTGCTGCTGGTTCTGCCGCTGGGGTAGTTGCAGGCCCAGTTGTTGGTAGCGCAGTTGGTGGCGCCATAGCTGCATCTGGAAACAAGCAAGCCATTCCCCTGCTGATTCGGGCTGATGAGTTCCTGCTTTCTCCTGAGTTCAGGAAACTGGTGAGTACGTCACAGGCAAATCCAGACGCCTACACCAAGGCCGCGCAAACCGCCGTCAACAGTACAGCATTCAAAAGATTCGCGGATGCTGTTAAGCTTCCTCAAACACAACGCAACGTCGCGTTCCTGATTGGCGGTAAAGAAGAAGAACCACCTCAAGAGTAACACACCATGGCCTACATCGTTTCTCCATTCACGACCTTCGCCGACACAGACGGCTCGCCGCTCAACAACGGTTACGTCTACATCGGCACGGCGAACTTGAATCCAATCACAAATCCCATCTCGGTGTACTGGGACGATGCGCTCACCCAGCCGGCAGCGCAGCCTTTGCGGACGCTGAATGGCTTCTTCTCGCGTTCTGGCACACCAGCTCGCGTGTACACCTCCGCGACGAACTTCTCGATGGTTGTGAACGACAACAAGGGCGAGCTCGTTTACTCAGCCATGAGCACCGCTGGTGATGTGTCGCAAGCAGACTTCGCGGCGTTTCAAGCCAGCGTGAACGCCAGCCTTGCTACCAAGTTGAGTTTGACCGGCGGAACGATGACAGGCGCTATTGTGCTTCCGGGTGCTCCGAGCGCAGCCTTGGAAGCGGCAACCAAAGGCTACGTTGACACAGCGGACGCTCTAAAAGTCAACAAGGCCGGCGACACCATGACCGGCAAGCTCAATATGGCAGCGGCTGGCATTGGCTTCTCGGATACCTCGACGCAGACAACAGCAGGCGTAGCGAAGACCGGTGACACCATGACAGGGCTGCTTGTGCTCTCTGGGTCTCCAGTAGCGACTCTTGGAGCGGCAACAAAAGGGTACGTCGATACGACGGCAGCAACCGGAAGTCCTGTTAAAGCGTGGGTAAATTTTAGTGGAGTACCATTAAATGGAACATACGGTCGCGTTGGGACGTTGATTACGGTCGCGATGACCGCTCATGGAATGACTACTGGACAAGTTGCAAGCCTGTCCTTTACAACGGGCGGTGCTACATCTGGAAGTTATACGGTTACCGTCTTAGACGCTAACAACTTTACTGTCACTGATTCTATTTCTGGTTCAACAAGTGGGAATGTCACCAGAAACAATTTCATCCGAGGAAGTTTTAATGTGTCAAGCGTTACAGATAACAGCACAGGTGACTATACGGTGAACTTTACGACGGCGATGGTGGATGCGAATTACAGTATTAGCGGGACAACCTCAGGCAACGGCATTCAAAGCGGGTCGCATTTATCTCCATTGGATACTGGAGTTACAGCTGGATCAGTAAGAGTTTATGATGCAAGGGCTAGTGGGCCAATTGACAGACCCATCATTTCCGTTGCCATCTTCCGCTGAAATCCCATGAAAATCATCTACACCAACAGTGAAGGCGGCGTCAGCGTCATCATGCCAACGGGCGAGTTAAGTATTGAAGAAGTCGCCGCAAAAGATGTCCCCCAAAGTGTTGCCTACGAAATCGTTGAAGATAACGTCATACCCACTGATCGCACGTTCCGTAATGCATGGGTAGCCAACGGTAAGACAATCGAAGTCAACTTGGATAAAGCCAAAGAAATCAGTCACTCCATCCGACGCCAGTTACGCGATGCGGAGTTCGCCCCATACGACGATGCAATCGTCAAACAAATCCCAAATGAAGCAGAGACCGCTGAAGCGGCTCGCGTTTTGATTCGGGAGAAGTACGCTCAAGTGCAGGTCGCCATTGATGCGGCCCAAGACGTGGACGGTTTGAAAGCAGCTCTCAATCTCTGATTATGAAGTACATACTGAACCGGTTGTTCGAGCCCTCCACATGGCGTGGGCTGGTTTCATTTGCAACGCTCTTTGGGCTAAAACTGGCCCCAGACCAATCCGATGCGATTCTTACCGCTGGCGTAAGCGTCTACAGCGCCATCAACATCTTTCGTAAGGAGAAACCGTGATTGCCGACATCTCACTTGAACCCATGGTGAACCAACTTGTTGCTCAAGGGCCGCTGGCGTGTGCGCTGGCGGTTGCTATCTGGTATCTCTCACAGAAGATTCGCGAGTGCGAGGATGACCGGAAGGAGTTGTGGAAGAAAGTAAGCGAAATCTCGGAGCGGTTCTTCCAAGAGCACAAATGATTCTCTCTGACGACGGTCTAAAGCTCATAATCGATTTCGAGGTGGGCGGAGGTGAGGAGTACTACCGCAAGTTCCTTCAGAGTCCTACTTGGCCTGGGGAGCAAAGCGGGGTGACAATCGGGATTGGCTACGACTTGGGCTACACCACACCGCAGCAGTTCGAGGAAGCGTGGGAGGAACTTCTCCCTGAGTCCGATTACGTTGCGCTCACCGCCGCCCTTGGAGTTAAGGCCAACGCAGCTCGCGAACTCCTCCACGCCTCGCCAGCAATGCGATCGATTGTCATCCTCTGGCAAAAGGCCATCGAGGTTTTCCAAAAGAACACGCTGCCAACATTTTACCTGCGGATGCTACGCATCTACCCACAGGCAGAAGACCTGCCTGACGAGGCGCGTGACGCTCTTATCTCATTGGTGTTCAACCGTGGAACTGCACTCGCCGGGGAAAGACGCTCGGAGATGCTGGGCATTCAGAACGCCATGCGCGATCGCCGGTTCTATGACGTACCAGCACTCATCCGCTCAATGAAACGGTTGTGGCCTAACACCAAAGGCTTACAACGCCGCAGAGACGCTGAAGCAGACCTGTTTGAGAAGGCTCTTGAGCCTAGGCGTAAGCGATAAACTCCAGCCCCTTGCCTTCAATCTTCGGTAGCATACCGTTCTCGTCGTAAATCCCTGCGCCTTTAGGGATAATAGTGTCTGGAGGAAGTGCGCTACCCATGGTGGCAATCGGCCCAGATGAAGAGTGTACTTTCGGAGCAAGCACCAAGAGGCCGGCTTGCATTCCATGAACACCGGTGTACCGCTCGACTAGAGCTTGAAAAGAGACAGGTTCCATGGGCCAATACGTTGCGAGAAAACGCCTTGCGACGAAATGAAAAAAGATGTTGCGATACGCAAAAAATGCGTACATCTTCATCCCCGCCATGAGCTACCAAATCGATGCGAGGCACATGGTCTTCCGGTTCGGGGGAAAGAACCTGCTCTGGAAGAAGTTGGTGTTAGCGGGTGTACTTGTGCAACCGCGAACAATATCAACATGGGTTCGCAGACGGAAAATCCCGCTGGATAAGTTCGCCGCGCTTGTTGCGTTGGCGCACAACGAAGGCTGGTCGCTCCGACTCGAAGACGTGTGCCATAAACTGAAAAGAGAACTAGAAAATGAACCTAAAAAAAATGAGGGACGAGATAGCCAAACGGCTAACCAAAATCTCCGTCCTTGAAGACGAGATAAAGACGCTGGAGGAAGCCATCATGCAAGAGCATGGAGCGAACCTTCAGAACCTGCTGAAGGAAAGTGGACGAGGGTATGGGGAACTATCCACCGAGATTGACGGCGTGAAACTCAAGTACGAGGTCAAGGCAACCTACCTCTGGGATCAGGGGAAGTTGCAGTCCTTGTACGAGTCACTGCCTCTGGCGGATGCGCGGGAACTCATCAACGCCAAGCTCTCGGTAGCCGCAAAGACCATTGAGCGCATCGGCAACGAGGACGTTCTGCGCCGCGTGATGGACGCACGCACCACCAAGTTCAGCGAACCCCGTATCTCCTTCAAGTAATGCTCAAAATCATAAAAGCAGACGAGCGCCTCAAGCGCACCTCGGACTGTGTAAAAGCGGTTGTGTTCGGCCCTGCCGGCGTTGGTAAAACCTACCAAGCTCGCACGCTGGACGCGAAGAGCACTCTATTCGTTGATCTTGAAGCCGGCACGCTGGCGCTGGGTAAGGACTGGAAGGGCGACTGTCTCGACATCCGAGCAACGTCCAACGAGATGGGCGCACACCCGTGGGAGCTAGCCAAGGCCATTGCTTTGTGGCTCGGTGGGCCCGATCCAGCGGACGCCAACGGCTCATACTCCAAGTCAGCGTACGAGTCCGTCGTAAAGGCGTTCGGGCCGGCCTCGGGGCATGAGCAGTACGAGACGCTGTTTGTTGACTCCATCACCGTGGCAAGCCGTATGTGCTTTGCATGGTGCCAGCAGCAGCCCGAGGCGTTCAGCGACAAAACAGGCAAGCCCGACACCCGTGGAGCCTACGGGCTTCTTGGGCGCGAGATGATTCGTTGGGTGACCCAGCTACAGCACTGCCACAAGAACGTGGTGCTGGTGGGCATTCTGGAGCAGCAGGAGGACGAGTTGAAGAGGAAGTACTGGGACGTGCAAATCGAGGGCTCAAAGACGGGTCGCGAGTTGCCTGGTATCTTCGACCTAGTTCTGACGCTTCAGAACTTTGAGGCAGAGGACAAGTCGCAGTATCGCGCTTTTGTATGCCACCAACAAAACCCGTGGGGTTACCCCGCGAAAGACCGCTCCGGTACACTGGAGCTTCAGGAACCCGCTGACCTTGGGAAGGTGCTCGCCAAGATTCGCGCAGGTAAACGCATCGACACCGCAAAACACTAAAAACAAAAATCGAAAAGCAGTATGTTCAACGCACAATCAACAAACGTCGGGTCAACAGAGATGGAACTCATTCCCAAAGGCACGGTCGCCAAGGCCGTCCTTGTGGTGAAGGAGCGCAAAAGCAGTCAGTCAACCGGTGGGGACTATCTCTCCATCGAGCTCGCCATCCAAGGGGGTCAGTACAACAACCGGCGCGTGTTTGGGATGGTTTGCAATCCCTTCGATGAGAACAACAGCGAGGTGTGGCGCCAGATGGGCATCGGGGCGATTACTCGCATTCTTGAGAGCCGTGGCGTCTTCAACTACGCAGACCCTGCCTCGTACGAGCAGTTCAACAACGGTGATTTCAACCAAATCATCGAGGCACTCAACGGCGCTGAGGTCGTCATCAAAGTCGGCATCGACAAGGGCAAAGATGGCCGCGCAGACCGTAACTCCATCAGCGACTGGGGTTCACCCAACCCGAGTAGCAACGGGCACAAGCTCTGGAGCCAAGCGCATGAGAGTGCGCCTGAGGCGAAAGCACCGGTGCCAGCAGCGAAGACCGCCGCACCTGCGGCGACGGCTGGCAAGAAACCTGCTTGGTTGAAGTAGCACAGTTTGTTTGGGGTTGTGGGGGCGGGGCAATAATGGTTGTCTCGCCCCCCTTTTTTGGGTTAAAACCAGCGGCAAATCTAGCCGCATGGTGTGCAGGGAGATCCTGCAACGACGCTTTTTCATTTTTGCGTCAGTGAAACAAAGGCACTTATGATTTTACGACCAAGGCAGGCGCAGTTCGTTGACGCCTGTATCGACGCACTCGGAAAGTGCGGCAACACTTTAGGCATTGCGCCAACAGGCGCAGGTAAGACGGTCATGGGCAGCGCAATCCTTGCGCCGTTTGTGAAAGAGGCACCGGTGCTCGTCATTCAACACCGCGACGAGCTTGTTACCCAGAACAAGGAGACCTTCAAGCGGTACAACGCCGGCGCGAAGGTGGACGTGTTCAACGCAGAGCGCAAGGCGTGGTCGCCGGGTGCGACTTTCGCGATGGTGCAGACGCTGTGCAGGCCGGCGAACTTGGCAACGATGCCAAGCGGGATGTCGGCGCTGTTCTGCGATGAGTGCCATCACATACGGGCCGACACCTACATGAACATCGTGCATGCGTTCCGCGAACGCTCGCCAAATGGCGTCATTCTCGGGCTTACTGCGACACCGGAACGCGGCGACAAGCAGGCGCTCACGGCGGTGTTCAACAATGTCGCCGACAAAATCACCGTGGGCGAGCTAATCGCCGCAGGGAACCTTGTTCAGCCGCGTGCGTTCCGCATGGATATCGGGCTCAATGACCAGCTCCAGAGCGTGCAGAAGACCGGTGCAGAGTTCGACATGGGTGAAGTCGAGGCCATCATGGACAAGAGGGCGGTTCACTCGGAGATTCTGCGGCACTGGCGCGAGAAGGCGTCCGACCGCTCGACCGTGGTGTTCTGCTCGACCATCCAACACGCCCAGCACTTGGCTGAGGCGTTCCGCGAAGAAGGCATCTCGGCTGAGGCCGTCCACTCCGAAATGTCGGACGACGACAACGCGACGGTTCTTCGGCGCTTTGACCAAGGCAAAATCAAGGTGCTGCTCAACGTGATGAAGCTGACCGAGGGGTGGGACTGCCAGCGTGTGGGGTGCGTTGTGCTGGTGCGACCGTGCAGTCAGAAGTCAACGATGATTCAGATGATCGGGCGAGGGCTGAGACCGTGCATTGATGCCAAACGCTACCCTGGGGTGATTAAGAGCGACTGCATCATCTTGGACTTTGGCGCCTCACTGCTCACGCACGGTGACATCGACGCGGGAGACCGGCTGTTTGTTCGCCAGAGCGAGACCGGTGAAGCGCCGATGAAGAAGTGCCCTGAGTGCGGCATTCAAGTGCCAGCTGCTGTCAGTAACTGCCCCGTGTGCGGCTACGTCTTCCCGGTTCGAGTCAACGGCATCGAGACAATCGAGTCCTTCGAGATGTCTGAGATGCAAATCATCGAGATGTCTCCGTTCCGGTGGGAGTCGATGTACGGGGACGCCGTGCGCATGGCGAACGCGCTCACTGCGTGGGGCGCGGTCATCAGGCTTGGCGAGGTGTATAACGCCATTGGCGGAGTCACCGGAGGCGCGGTTACCGTCATTACCCGCACAAACTCCAAGGAACTTGCGCTCGCTCAAGCGGACGATTTCTTGCGCAGCAACGGTGACCGTGCAAACTCACGCAAGACCCGCAGTTGGATTAAGCTGCCACCAACGGACTCGCAACTGAAGCACATGGCGGATGTGCCCATGTTCGGGATGTCGCGCTACCGCGCAAGCTGTGTGCTCACGTGGAAGTTCAACGAGGCACGCATAAAAAAAGCGATTCTTGGCTAAAGGACTATGGAAAACCAACCGAAAGACAACGTATGTACAGCAAACTGTGGCGGGAAATCGTCATCCCCGAACTCATCGACAACAAGTTCCGTGAATCATCCGGAGCACTACAACCAGCACCCGTCTGGCACCGAGTGCATCCAGGTCGCCGAGCACTTCAATTTCAACTTGGGAAACGTCATCAAGTATGTGTGGCGAGCAGGTCTCAAGTACGAAACGCAGCGGGAAGACTTGGAGAAGGCCGCTTGGTATCTTCGCCGAGAGATTGCTCGCATCACAACCAAAACAAAATGAACAACAACGTGATACAGGAAACCGTCGAGCTTCTGGCTCTTACGGAGACGCTGCTTCAGTCGCACCCAAACCGGCGTGCGTTTGAGGCGACATTCAAACGCATCGAGGCCGAAATCATGCGCCTCAGAAAGGAGAGCAAATGAACCTGCCATCTTGGTACGATGGGTGGTTGTCGAACGATCCGTCCGACCAACCGGAACCTCCAGACTGCCGTTGCGGGGCGATGATGGAGTGGAACGAGGTGAGCGAAATGCTCAAGTGCCCAGAATGCGAGAAGGAGGAGACGAAATGAGCGCGGTTGTAGTAACCAGCAACTATGGGGAACGCTTCAAGTATGCGTCCATTGCTAGACTTGCGCTTGCGTATGGCGATTGGCATGAGGATACGCACACCATAATAGCCGAACTGCTTGAGGTTCTATTTGAGAGAAAAATTATAAACGCAGATGACCTAATGCGGATACTGAATATGTACCATTACAAGAGCATTGAGAAGGAGGTGCAGGGATGAGCGAGCAGGAAATCAACGAAGCCATCGCTGAAGCGTGTGGCAGAGAGAGGAACCCAGACGGGGGTTGGTATCCAGACAATGGATTACGAGTCGGCACTCAG